GTAAGCACTAACTAACTTCAGAGATCATAAGTGTACATATGACTTTGAAGTGAGCACTAACTTCATAGGGGGGAGGGTCATCGTAGCTATGAATGTTATTGCAGGAGCCTCTGAAGTACACAAAAAAGTAAAACTAAAAAGGATTAATTAGGGACAGATGAAGTAACCATAAGTACTTGATTTATAAAGTAAAAGTAGTGTAGACTACAAAGTATCTAAAATGCAGTGTAACGGTGTACAGAAGTGTATACAATCTAGGATAAGTACAGACAAGTTGTACACCTTAGCAAGGGAACTATGAAGTGAACATATATGTGACTACAATCACATGAAAGAAGAAATATATGTGTACAAGACAATAAAAGCTTGACAAATAGACAAAAGTATGATACAATATTCTCTATAGCAAATAACTATGTTTACTAAGTAGCCTGACCCCACTACTAAGTTAGTCTGAGATGACTGATCTGTACACCCTAGTAGGGGAACATAGAAGTTAAAACACACTTAGATTAATTTAAGTTGTATTTAATACATACTTACTAAGTAAATTAATATTAATTACTTATAATGTTATGTCTATATAACTTAAGTATAATGTCTTAGTACTATATAGTACTATACTTAAAAGTCTCCCTATATAGGACAAAGACAATGCAAGAAACAAAGCAAGATGATGTCTCAATGGTTATGTCGCCCAAACTGCGTGGTAAGGGTAGACCTCCAAAGACTGACCTTCAAGCTGTTAAGAACAGAACTAAGAATAAGGTAGGTAGACCTGTAGGTGATGCAGGTAGACTTCAAGAGTTCAAGGAGAGGTTACTAGCCACAGGTGGTACTAGAATCCTTGATAAGATGATTCAGATAGCCTTGGATGATGATCATCCGGGACAGATGGCAGCAATTAAGTTAGCAATGGATAGAATATTACCAGCTTCAGTGTTTGATTCAGCTAAGAGTGGTGGTAGTATGCCTCAGATCAGTATTAACATCAGTGGCCTTAATAGTCCTATTGTGTCTACCAACGATGAGATTATCGACGTGGAAACCACTGACGTATGACACAGTTAAACTTCCAGTTGCTTAAGTGGCAACAAGAGGTCTTTAAAGACCCTACAAGGTTTAAAGTAGTTGCAGCAGGTAGACGTTGTGGTAAGTCAAGACTGTCAGCTGTATCGTTATTGATTGAAGGTTTAAACTGTCCCGATGGTTCAGCTGTGATGTACATAGCACCTACCTTGGGACAAGCTAGAACGATTATGTGGGACTTACTGCATGATCTAGGTAGACCTGTGATTAAGTCCAGTCATGTGAATAACTTAGAGATTACTCTAATTAATGGTCGTAAGATCCTAGTTAGAGGTGCTGACAATCCCGATTCTCTGCGGGGTGTTTCCTTAATTTACGTAGTTTTAGATGAGTGTGCTTTCGTTAAAGAAGATGTATGGCAGAAGATTATACGTGCCTCACTGTCAGATAAGAAGGGTAGAGCTTTATTCATCTCAACTCCTAGTGGTCGTAACTGGTTCTACGATGTCTTCAATTTAGGTAAGTTTGAGGATGAAGAGGATAGAATTGATGAGGAGTGGAAGTCATGGCACTTTACCACTCAGGACAATGAAACCATTGATCCTAAGGAGATTGAGGCTGCTAAGAGAACATTGAGTTCCTTTGCATTCAAGCAGGAATACCTGTCTAGCTTTGATACCTCAGGTGCAGATGTCTTTAAAGAGGAATGGTTCAAGACTTCAGAGGAACCTAAGAGTGGTAGCTACATTGTAGCCATTGACTTAGCTGGGTTTGAAGAGGTTGGTAAGAATGCAGGTGCATCTAAGAAGAGACTGGATGAGACAGCTATTGCAGTTGTTAAGTTAAAAGATAATGGTGATTGGTGGGTAGATAAGATACAGCATGGTAGATGGGACATCAGAGAGACTGCTGTGAACATTTTGAAGATTGTTAGAGACTATCAACCAACAGCTGTAGGTATTGAGCGAGGAGCATTGAAGAATGCAGTACTGCCCTATCTGACTGACTTGATGAGGAAGAATAACATCTACTCACACATTCAGGACTTAACTCACGGTAATAAGAAAAAAGCTGATAGGGTTGTCTGGAGCTTACAAGGTCGCATGGAGCATGGAAGGGTATCCTTCAATGAAGATGAGGACTGGAGTGAGTTCAAGGATCAACTAATTATGTTTCCCACAGCTGGTGTACATGATGACTTAGTAGATGCTCTAAGTTACATTGACCAACTGGCTATTGCTTCTTACAACAGTGACTACGAAGAAGAAGAGTGGGAAGTTTATGACAAGATTTCAGGATACTAAAGGGTAAAAATTATGGCAGAAGACATTGGTAAAGACAGTCCCTTTGAGGAACCTACAGAGTCTGAGAAGGAACTAACTTCTTGGATTGTTGACCACACAGATCGCTGGCGTGACCACCGAGATGCTAACTACATTGACCTGTGGGAAGAGTATGAGCGTATCTTCCGAGGTCAGTGGGCTGCTGAGGACAAGCAACGTGAGTCTGAGCGTAGCCGTATCATCTCTCCAGCCTCTCAGCAAGCTGTTGAGACTCGTCACGCTGAGATCATGGAAGCTATCTTTGGTCAGGGTGAGTTCTTTGACATCCAAGATGACGTTATGGATGTCAATGGTAATCCTTTTGATGTTGAACAAATCAAGGTTCAACTACACGAAGACTTCAAAAGAGATAAGATTAAGAAGTCCATTGACCAGATTGAGTTAATGGCTGAAATATATGGTACAGGTATTGGTGAGATCATTGTTAAGACTGAGAAAGAATATACTCCATCTACTCAAGCCATTCCCGGTATTGCCAATGCAGCAGCTATTGGAGTTCAAGAGAAGGATCGTACAGCTGTTAAGATCAAGCCTGTCAATCCTAAAAACTTCCTCATTGATCCTAATGCTGATTCCATTGACGATGCTCTGGGCGTTGCTATCGAGAAGTACGTTTCCATTCATAAGATTGTGGCAGGTATCGAGAGTGGGATTTACAAGAAAGTAGACATCACACCTCAGTATGATGATTCCAAGCTTGAAGCTACACAGGATCTACGTAACTTTGAAGACGATAAAGTAAAGCTTCTCACATACTATGGCTTAGTGCCTCGTGAGTACTTAGAAGGCATGGAAGAGGGTGACACTGAGATCACAGACCTGTTCCCAGATGACTCAGTAGCTGATAACCACTCTGACTTGGTAGAGGCTATCATTGTGATTGCCAATGACTCAGTGCTATTGAAGGCTGAAGCTAATCCTTACATGATGAAGGATAGACCAGTTATTGCCTACCAAGACGATACAGTGCCCGGTAGGTTCTGGGGTAGAGGTACGATGGAGAAAGCCTACAATATGCAGAAGGCTATTGATGGTCAGCTTCGTGCTCACCTAGACTCATTAGCCCTCACCACAGCTCCAATGATTGCTATGGATGCTACAAGGCTTCCTCGTGGTGCTAAGTTTGAGATTAAGCCCGGTAAGGCTATCTTGACCAATGGTGCACCTTCTGAGATCCTGTATCCTTTCAAGTTCGGTCAGACTGATGGTAACTCAGTAGGTGCAGCGCAGAACTTTGAACGTATGCTCCTGCAAGCTACAGGCACAGTTGACAGCGCAGGTATGCCATCTAACGTACCTCGTGACGCAGGTGCTGGTGGTATGTCTATGGCTATGGCTGGCATCATCAAGAAGTACAAGCGTACATTGAGTAACTTCCAAGAAGACTTTATGATCCCGTTCATCAACAAGGCTGCTTTCAGATATATGCAGTTTGACAGTGAGCGTTATCCTTCAGTTGACATGACCTTTATCCCAACAGCTACCTTGGGTATCTTGGCACGAGAGTTTGAACAACAACAAATGATTGGTTTGTTGCAGACCTTAGGCCCAAATACACCAGTACTGCCATTGATCCTCAAAGGTATCTTGCAGAACAGCTCATTGTCTAACCGTGGTGAACTGATGCAAGCCTTGGCTCAGATGTCACAGCCTAATCCTGAAGCTGCTAAAGCCCAACAAGAGCAACAAATGGCTCAAATGCAGTTGGTATCAGCTCAAGTGGCTGATCTGCAGTCTAAAGCTCAGAAACAACAAGCTGAAGCTCAGAAAACTATGGTTGAAGCTCAGATGATCCCTGAAGAGCACCGTGTTAAGGTGGTTCAAGCAGCTGCAACTAACCTAGATAATGGTGGAGACTTCGAGAAACGTCTAAAACTAGCTGACATGATGCTAAAAGAGAAGTCAGTTAACCTAAAAGCTGCTGATATTGCCTCAAATGAGCGTATTGCAAGCCTCCAGATGGCAAATAGATCAATGAAACGATAAATTTTACTTGACAAAGTGTTGTTTTTATGCTACAATAACACTTATATAAGTTATTACTAGAAGGATAAGCCAAATGGCCCCTGATTTACAGAAATATTATGAAGAAACCTTCAATACAATGAGTACTGAGGGTTGGAAGTACCTCATAGAGGACTTTGAAGAGATTAAGGTTAGTTTGAACAATCTCTCTACTGTCAACGATACACAAACACTATTTTATCGTCAAGGACAGTTAGACATTATTGAATTAATCTTAGGGCGTAAGGCTACGTGTGAGAAGGTATTTGAGGATTTAGAAGATGAGTAAACGCATCTATGACTTCATTTGCCCTAACGATCACGTAACTGAATCGCTGGTTGATAGCGATCATACCACAGCTAAATGTAAGGTATGTAGTAAGGACGCTATCAGGGTTGTATCCTCCCCAAGGATAAAGCTGGATGGTTGCTCAGGCGATTTCCCTTCAGCTTCCGATAGGTGGGTACAAGTACGAGCTGAAAAGCTCAGGCAGGAACAGAAGCAGAACGCATCTCATGTAGGTGACTAACTCTGAATTCATTTATAACACTCCTAAAACCCGTACAGGGCAGGACGAAAGGTAGGTATGGCTCTCATTGACCAAGAAGAAGAATTGGGACAAAGCGAATTTGATGCAGTAGAAGAACTACAACAGGCAAGGCAACAACCTCCTGCAGAAACCCAACAACAACAAGAAGTATCTAAAGTTCCCGACAAGTATCGGGGTAAAAGCTTAGAAGACATCGTGACAATGCACCAAGAGGCTGAAAAGCTAATTGGAAGGCAAGCTCAAGAAGTTGGGGAAGTTCGGAGACTAGCAGATGAGCTTTTGAAACAGCAACTCTCTCAGAAACCAGTACAGCCTGCAGTAGTAGAGAATGAGGTAGACTTCTTTGAAGATCCTCAGTCAGCGATTCGTAAAGCAGTTACAAATCATCCTGATGTATTAGCAGCTAAACAAGCTTCACAGCAACTTAGGCAGATTCAGACACAAGCAATGCTCAACAAGAAGCACCCTGACTTTGCAGACGTAGTACGTGATGGTGAGTTTATTGAGTGGGTTAAAGCCTCTCCCATGAGACTTAATATCTATGCAATGGCTGATGCTAATTATGATTTTGCAGCAGCAGATGAATTACTTACGACATTTAAACAGATTCGGACATCTAAGACACAACAAACCACTGATGCCGGAAATGCTGTACGCAAGCAAAACTTGTCAGCAGCATCTGTAGATGTTGGAGGGACTGGTGAATCATCTAAGAAAGTATATCGTCGTGCCGACCTTATCCGGCTACGTATGACAGATCCTAATCGCTATGAAGCACTTGAACCTGAAATTCGAGCAGCTTATAACGAAGGTAGGGTTAAATAACTTTTTAAATTAATTATATTCTTTAGGAGAATTAAAAATGGCTTTAGGTACAGATCACGTCACGAAGACGACGGCAGATAAGTTCATCCCCGAAATTTGGAGTGATGAAATTATTGCAACATACAAGAAGAACTTGGTGTTGGCAAACTTGGTTAAGAAGATGACCTTCAAGGGTAAGAAAGGTGATACAGTTCACATTCCTTCACCCACACGTGGCAATGCTACTGCTAAAGCAGCTTCAACTCAGGTAACACTGATTGCAGCTACTGAGACAGAAGTTGTTGTTACTATTGATCAGCACTATGAGTACAGCCGCTTGATCGAGGACATCGTCGAAGCTCAAGCTTTGTCTTCACTGCGTAACTTCTACACTGAAGATGCTGGTTATGCTCTGGCTCGTCAAGTTGACACATCATTGATCCAAATTGGTCGTGCTGTTCAAGGTGGTGGCGGTACAGCTGCTTACTCCGGTGCTTTCTCAGGTGCTGATGGTACTACAGCTTATGTTGCTGGTGCTAACACAGGCTTGGGTGCTATTACTGATGCAGCGATTCGTCGTTCCATTCAGCGTTTGGATGACAATGACGTTCCTATGGACGGACGTTTCCTTGCTATTCCACCTTCAACACGTAACACTTTGATGGGCTTGGCTCGTTACACTGAACAAGCCTTCGTTGGTGAAGTTGGTGCTAACAACACAATCCGCAATGGTGAAATTGGTAACTTGTACGGTGTTCCCGTGTTTGTTACTTCTAACGCTGATACAACATCTGGTTCTACCGCTTGCCGTATTGCTTTGTTGGCTCATAAAGACTTCGCAGTCTTCGTTGAGCAAATGGGCGTACGTTCACAGACTCAGTACAAACAAGAGTACCTCGGTACATTGTTCACTGCTGACACACTGTATGGCGTGAAAGAACTGCGTGACGGTTCAGCTGTTGCTTTGGCTGTTCCAGCCTAAGTGATGTAAGGGTTCCCTCTTAACTGAGGGA